CTCAAGGTAAGTACCGGCAGCGTCCGGGAAGTCCGGCAACAGTTGCAAACTCAGTTCTTCCGCGATCATCGACAGCCAGGGCCCCAACGTGTCCTGGTACAAGTGCTTATGTTGTTCCCGAATGTTGGAGAACGTCGCACTATCCATAACGCCAACCATCGTCGGCGGAATGAAAAACGCCGCGGCGACTTCTTCCCGCGTCAGCTTCCGCGCTTCCACGTATTGCAGTTGTTCCGCCGTTTGGGAGGCCGCCACAAATTTCATGCCGTCTTCCAGAATCGGAGTACCGCCCGATTCAGGACCGCCGCCGGCATATTGGGAACGCCACGAGGCCCGGAACCGGTCCGCCGCAGTGTCGGACCAGGACGGCGCGCCGGCCGGCCGTTCCAGGTACCCCGAAACGCGGGCCCCGTTCCGCAGCGTGTTTTCACGCATCCGGCCCGCTTCATATTCTTCCGCCAGGACCCGGCGCAGTGCCTCAATCGGTGGAGAGCCGCCCCGGTCACCGTCCGGCGAGTACCCGCGGAAGTGAACAATTTGATCCGCCGGAATGACTCGCTTACCGCGGCCGCCGTCATACTCAAACGCTTCCGGCCAGAACGACCCGCCGACCGGCGTAACTTGCGCCGGCGGCAGCCGCAGCAGCCACGGCCGGTCTTTCGCCTTGACCTTGAGCCAATAGGCCCGGTCATAAATCCCGAAATCCCGGACCAGCGCATCGAGTAGCCGGTACCGGGTAGTTGCCGGGTTAGGCCGGTCAAGCAGTTTGATAAGCGCCGAATCCGTCACCCGTTCCCGGTCCGTATCGGACACCCGGCGGAACTGATGCAGCCCGAGGCTAGCAATATTCCGGCCCAGGAAGTCCACGACCGTCCGAAGCGCCCCCTGGGTCCGCCAGATAGCGGCATAATCCGCCGTATAGTCTTCCGCGAGCCGGACCCGAGCGACCGGCATATTGGACGGAACGGACAGGCCCCGCAGCGCACCGTCAGAGACAACAAAAGCCACTTTTACACCCCGCCCCGGTCATAACGCTTGAATGAAATCAATTTCAGAGCGAGCCACGACCGCTTCCCCGTCGAGGCCGGCCGGCGTACTGCCCGGCTCAAGTGCCGTAGCGTTCCGCAGGAACAGCAGATCCCCGGACTTACGCACCAGAACCCCGTCCAGGGCCCGGCCCGTTTTCAGGTTCACCACCACCCGCCGGCCAGTCATGGCCCGCCACGAGCGCCAGCCGTCCCACGCCAGCCGGCACAGCACCACGCCGGCCGTCAGCCCGAGGACCACCGCAACCACAATTTGCAGAACCTCCACCGGGCCCACCTTTCAAACGATCATTAGCGAGCCGTGTTCATAAGCGGAGACGGCGACAGCTTCCACCGGCAGCAGGACGAAGCCGGCCGCGCCAGTCGCCGCCATAAGCGGAGCCGCGCCGAACGGCGACGCTTTACGGTTCCAGCACCAGGCATCGCCCATCGGTTTAGTAACCGCAGTGCCGGCCGCGAGGTCCAGAACCGGCTGGGGAAGATGCCAGATACGGGCCGGCCGGTCCGCGTCAGTTTCGCCGGCGGCCGGGTCCGGGGCCCACAAGTGCGCCTTTACCCCGTCATAGAATTTCCCGCAGTACCCGCCCAGGTCCGAGCCGCCCCATTCCACGACGTCCACGTATTCCAGTTCTTGCAGGTCCGCGATTAGGCCCGAGGCCGGAGCCCCGCGCGATTGCACCAGGACCCGCAAACGGTTTTCAGCCGTAGCACGCGAAGCGAACCACTCAACCACCCACGCCGTCCCGTACCGGGCCGCGACAATTTCCACATGGACGTCCCCGTCAGCCCGCCGGCCCGCTGCCGCGACAAAGGAACGCGACCTATCGTGCTCAGTGTCCACGCAGTAAGTCACCGCGGCCGCGGCCGGAATCGCAGACAGCGGATCCGTGCCGGCGTCCCAGGAGCCCGGCGGGAAAGGCCCCTCAGTTGTGCCGTCGTTCCACTGACACAGAACCTCAGTACGGAACACCCATTCAGGGTCCGTTTTCCGGGCCGCCGCTATCGCCCTTTCGGTAATCGCATACCCAAGGGACGGGTTAGCGGCCGCCCAGCCGGCGCGATCATCCAGCGAGCACCCCGGCGGCGCGGACCATTCAAAAATGCCGAGACTGTCATCGTCCGCGGCCGGCAGGTCTTCCGAGACGTCGGCCGGCAGTTGCTCCACCAGGTCCGGCAGCCCGAGCCCGTCCGAGTTGATCCCGTCCGGATCACCGAGAGCAGCGTGCGCCATTTTCCGCAGGTACCTAAGAACAATGCTTGAGGCATCCCCCGCGTTACTCAGTGCCAGAATCAGCGCCAGGGCCCGCGCCATAGTTGTTTTGGTTATCGCCCCCCACGCGTCCCAAGACTGATGCTCGCGCAGTTCATCAAGCAAAATGAGGTCCCCGGACAGCCCGCGGCCGCCGCGCCGCGACGCCGTTTGGACCTTATAGCGTTCCCCGCCGTCGAGGTCCAAGGACTTCTTACCGTTGGTTTGGTTTACCCGCTTGATAGCGGCCGCCAGTTCCGGCACGTCTTCCGCTATCTCAACCGCGCCGGCCCAGACTTCTTCCGCAATGTCCAGGTTTTGCGCCGTACCGATCACCAGCCGGGCCGCCCGGACGTACATAAAGAACAGCGCCAGAACTTGCGCCAGCGTACTTTTACCGTTCTGCCGAGCCACCAGCAGGACGACCGTACGGAACCGAAACGACCCGTCCGGCAGCAGTTCCAGCGCGTGAACTAAAAAAAATTTTTGCCAGGGGAACAGTTCAAGCCCTAGCAGTTCTTCCGCAAACCGGATACAGGCAAAGCCGGCCGAGGTCCGCGGCGTCAGCTTCCGCAACGGCGGAGTAAAGACCCGCGGAACCTCATCACCGTAGAGCTTAGCCGGAGCGCTTCCGCCCCGAGCCCCTGCCGGCCGCCCCGCCGTTGAGTGCCCGAAGTTCCCCAAGTTTGCCGCCCCCCGTCTCTTTTTTCTCAGCAAGACGGCCGCGGCCGGCAGGAGTCAGGCCCAGTTGTTCGCAAGCCTTGAAGTAGAGCGCTTGCGTCACGTTATCGAAGCGCCCGTCGATCACTGGAAAATCAGGATCGTCCAGCCGGTCCGCCATTTGGAGCAGGACCACACAAGCGCCCTCGTCCATATCGGTAATGAGGCCGGCCCGCTTCCCGGCTTGAATGGCCTCGTTTGTCGTTGCCCAAACCTCCATTAGCGACGCACCGCCCCGATAATGAGCACCACCAGAATTAGCGCCAGCAGCAGCACAACCCAATCCACGAGAATCACCCCGCCCCTTTACCGTTAGGGCCGGCATCCAACGGAAACCGGCCGGCCGTACACAAGCATTAGACGGGAACCGCGCACCTGCCCCGCGCGCGTGACCCCGGCACACCCCCCGGAGGGAGATAGATCACTGCCGGCAACTTGCGGTCCCCGGCCCACCTGTAGAGATTTGGACCCCCTTACCCCAGGGGAGAGGACAGCCGGCCCGTTTCAGGTACCCACCCCGTCCCCTACCAGGCCCGCGACCGCAGACCGAGGCCAAGCGGAGCAGGTCCGTTGCCGCGCCGTTTGTTGCATAGGGAATGAGCAGCGGCAAGGTTGGCCGGGTCTTCCCTCAGTTCAGGAGCAAGGGACCAGGGTTTGATATGGTCCACGCTAAACGCCCAGTCATGGTCGGCCGGCAACGTGTAGTCGATAGGGTCACCGCATAGCCAGCACGCATCACCGCGCGCCCTCAGTTCCCGAGCTAACCGCTTGAACCTAGCCGTATGCCGAGAGTTGGCCGCCCCGTTTGCCATAGGCCACCCCCTGCCCTATGGTCAGGTACCCCGCCCCTAGGCAGGGTACCCCCCGTATGGATTCAGGACGGCACCCGCTGAAATGAGAACGGCCCCCCAGTATCCAAATGGGGGAACGGACACCGGAGGACCTAAGCAGCAGCAGCAGAACGGGAGCCGAGCCACTTGTGCCACCTGCCCCCAAGTGTTCACTACCCGTAACCGTCCAGTCAAGATGGACGCGCGGCACGAAAAAGTTACGCGGGAATCTGCCAATTTTTATAGACGTCCAATTGTAGACATTCAACAAGACGCGCGTGGGCCGCGCAGTGTAAGGGCCGCCGGCACCGGCCGGCGTCTAGACTAGTCGAGTCGCCCACCCCCCGAGAGGACCCCGCAACCCATGACCGAGCAGACCGAGCAGCGCGCTAAGTTCATATTGGAGGTTACCGCCGGCCTAATCCCCGGACGGGTAGACGACGCCTATACGCGCCGCTAT